GTGTATCAGACCGTCCCGGCGGACGACATGCAGACTGATACGCCTAACTTGCATGTAAGGAACCATCATGGCTTCAACGACCTTTAGCGGCCCAGTAACATCGACCAACGGGTTCATCACTGGCACGGCGGCATCCCCTCTTGCCATCACCACCGCAGACCAGAATGTTAACTCTGCCTTTGTTACGACCTCGGCTACCACTGGCGATACGCGCCTGTCGTACAACAAGCTGACCTTCACTTCTACGGGTAGTGGCGAAACACTCCGCGCTTTCTCCGTTGTAACGGGTACAGGCGCAGCCACTGCTGGCACGATCAACGGCGCACACATTTCTTTGGAAGTTGATGGTGTTTCAGCTAGTATCTCCGGCGCAGCTAACGCAATCCGCGCTACTCTGGGTGGAACTGATGCTACTCCCGGTGGTACTTTGGCTGTGATTCAGTTGGATACCAACTACACGGTTAACGCTACCTTGCCTGCTACAGCCTCGTTCATTCGCGTGACTGACAGTGGCGCAAACACAGGTGAGATTCCCCTGTTGATGAACATTGACACCGCCCCTGCTGCTACGATTGCGCCTACAGCAACCAGCGTTACTACTGTAGCCAAAGCAATTAAAGTGATGATTGGCGGCACTGTGTACTACGTTCCTGCGTACTCAACCTTTGCATAATGCAGATCACCAAGGAATTCTTGGAGTCTGAGATACGCGACCTTGAGACTGAAGCACAGAAGGCTCAAAACTTTCTAGTTCAGGCTCAAGGCACGATCCAAGCGTACAAGATGCTTCTCAACAGGCTAGACGCACCGGAGCAACAAGATGGCACAGATATTACTTAATGCGGCTACCGCAACAGGCGCAAGCGCAGCATGGCAAGAACGGGATACCGTCCCTCGGTATACATACGGATACCGCAGCTTTCAAGCTAAAGGGACTGTTGCCAGCAGCACGGGGGCATCAGTCATTCTGATTGAGGTTAGCGATGACGGAACAAACTACATTACGCTAGGCACGATTACGCTGGTACTAGGTACATCAGCAACCTCAGATGGGTTTGCTTGCGCTAATTCATGGGAGTACTACCGAGCTAACATATCGTCAATATCAGGTTCGACGGCTACGGTTACCGTGTACATGAAAGGCTAATCATGGCAGTCACAATTAACTACCCCGTTGCGGGTCTAGGTGATCCTACAGACCATACAGCCAAGACCGGGGCCAAGGTTATGGTTACCGGGGATACGATCTTTACCGTTACTGGAAGCATTCAGATCGTAAGTCTTGTGTCGGAGTGCGTTACGGCTAACAATGCCACGGCGTCTACGCTGAAGTTCACTTATGTAACAGCCGCAGCTTCTCCACAGACGGTAGATATGTCTGGCGCGTCTACTACCTTGGCAAATGTGGCTTCGGGGTACTCAGTTATCTTGACTGGCGCAAGCTCGTTAGGTGAATCTCCCGGGCAGAGTTTAGGGGGTGTGCTACTAAACACAGCTTCCCGTGGTGTGCGCGTACCCGCTGGAGCAATCAAAATTGTAATTGCTGTTGGTTCAACTACGGGTACTTGGCGGCATTACCTGCGCTGGGAACCTCTGGAAACATACACCACCGTAACCGTAGGCCAGTGACATGGCTAAAAAACAAGGCCCAGTTCTCTCTGTTGGCAGGGGCGAGAAGCTACCTGTCTCCAAGGGGGCAGGGCTGACTGCTAAAGGCAGGGCTAAGTACAACGCAGCTACGGGTAGTAATCTCAAGGCTCCACAGCCCGAAGGTGGCCCACGCAAGAAGTCGTTCTGTGCGCGTATGTCTGGTATGCCGGGGCCGATGAAGGATGAAAAGGGCAAGCCTACCCGTAAGGCGGCTTCACTTGCAAGATGGAAGTGCTAGGAGCAAGTTATGAGAAAAGTTCGACGGTATAAAGAAGGTGACGTTATAGACTCCGGTGGTGGCCCGGATGATTATCAATCCGGTGGTGGTGGCTCTGGCGGCGGTGGTGGAGATACCTCGCTTCAACGAATCTACCGAGATGATGACTTGCAAGCTGATCCTGAAAGGCAAGCTCCACTTCCATCAAACTACCCTGTAGGCATGACAGACGCTAGTGGTACGAAACTCTTGCCCAATGGAACTTGGCAAGGGCCACAGGGACAGATATTTATAGCACACAAACCAAGGCTACCAGATTCTTCTAATGGGCTGTATAACAATCCAGCACCAGACACCAGCTTGCAACGTGATTTCCGTGATGATGACCTGCATCCTAACAATGTACCACCGTCATCTGGACTTTCCGGAATTGCTGCTAGGATAAGCGGTGGTTTTGAACCTTTTGAAAAGTTCAAAGCAAGAATGGACAAGTACAAAGCAGACGAAGCTAGGTACGATGCCATGAATAGCGAGTACATAGGTGGTACAAGTGCAATGGATAAAGCCTTAGCGCGTCAACCCAGAATCCCATACGATCCTAATTACCCCGTAGAACGTGGTATGGCCGACACGGTAGAAGAAGGCAATAAACGTGGTGGTGTGATTAGGAAGATGGCTAAGGGCGGCGCAGTCAAAAAGATGGCTTCCGGTGGCTCCGTATCCAGCGCATCTAAGCGTGGCGATGGCATAGCCCAGCGCGGTAAGACCCGTGGAAAGATGTGCTAAATGAACTCACACGATGTTAAAGCAATGGCCGATGGCGCTGCCGTAGTGGTTGGGCTAGGCGGCTTCCTTGGATGGATGACACCTATCGTAGCTTTGGTTGGTGGTTTTCTGACGGTTATATGGATGGGCATTCGCATCTGGGAAACCAATACAGTGCAGAAACTGGTGAACAAAAATGCCATCAAGCAGCAAGAAGCAGCATAATTTTATGGCAGCGGTAGCCAACAACCCAGCGTTTGCTGAGAAGGCTGGGATTCCTAAAGCAGTGGGTGAAGAGTATATGTCGGCGGATAAGGGGTTGAAGTTTGGCAAGGGCAGTACAACTAGCCGTGCTGATCTCCAGAAGATTAACAAGCCAGAAACCCTACATGGGAAAATGGCGCTATTTGCAAAAGGTGGTGATATGGCTACGAAAATGAACCCCGGTTTTATGGCAATGATGGCTAAGAAAAAGGGTATGCCCATGAAAAAAATGAACATGGGTGGATATGCAGACGGTGGTATGTCAAAGATGGCTGAAGGCGGTAAGGCAGACATGAAGCAAGACAAGGCCATGATGCAGAAAGCCGTGAACAAGCATGAAGGTCGCTTGCACAAAGGCGCAGCCATGACCAAACTGGCTACAGGCGGATCGTTCCGTTCGTCTGCTGATGGCGTTGCCCAGCGCGGTAAAACTGAGGCAAGGAAAGTTACGATGAAGAGTGGAGGTAAATGTTAATGCCTACTAGTACCCAACCCGGAACAATGGGGGGCTACAAAGCCCGTCGCCCCAATGTGACCATAGATGACATCATCACCCCAGAACTTCGCGCTAAGCGCAAAGAGATGACTATGGAAGCTAAAGGAGAAGCAGCTACCACTAAAGCTGCTGAAGAAGCTGGTAAAGATATGGGTATGGCTAACGGAGGCTATGTTAAAGCTGCAGATGGTATAGCCCAACGGGGTAAAACCCGTGGAAAAATTTGCTAAGGAGAACAACGTGGGAAGACTAAATAAACCTGCAATTCCAAACTATACATACCGTTCTCCGGGGCAGACTAATGCTAGGGATATACTACCCAATTTAGGCGAGGATGTGGGAGCTTCGCAGAGTGCTGATAATGCACGTATCCGTCGCGGGTTAAATGCTGACGCTGCGAGTCCATCCAACCGTATACGCCAACAAGAAGCTGCTGCGCGTGGTATTACCCGTACAGCGGGGCGTAGGGGGTTGCAAGGGGCTGCGCTATTAGTTGGGGACGCAATAGGGCAGAAGTTGGAAAAGGAAACCGGGGTTGGTAAAAAGTTTGTTAATGAGTCTGGTCTTGGGGATGTAGCTGAAAAAGCCGCTACCGCAGGGCGGGACAAGGTTGAGCTATCTAAGGATGCTAAAGAACGCATTGCGGAAGACAAGGCGTTTAGAGAGAACGAAAAAGCGTTGCAGGAAGTTGATGCAGAAATAGAGTCCGAGAAGTATGGTAAGGGCGATAAGTACGCTAAAGGTGGCTCCGTATCGGCATCCCGTCGTGGCGATGGCATAGCCCAGCGCGGTAAGACTCGCGGGAAGATGTGCTGACATGGCAACCTCTGGGCCAAAGCAAGTAGTCCAGTCCTTAAAAAAGGCTGGGTTTTACGGTGCAAGTAAACCTAAACGTCTTGGTATCATAAATAAGGTTACGACCAAACCGCAGCGGATAGAGATGGTAGATAAGCTGTTTCTAGCAAAGAAAGTGGTAGGTAAAAAATGATGGCAAGTCGCGGTATGGGGGATATTAACCCCGATAAGATGCCCGGAGCTAAGCGTAAAGCTCGCCGCGACAATACTGACTTCACGCAGTACGCCGAAGGTGGTGAGGTAAAATCTAAAGTAAATGAGGCGGGTAACTACACCAAACCCAGTTTACGCAAACGGATTTTCAACAGCGTCAAAGCTGCGGCGATTGTTGGTACAGGTGCGGGTCAGTGGAGCGCGAGAAAAGCGCAAGTAATGGCTAAACGCTATAAGGCTGCTGGTGGGGGATACACAGATTGAAAGCTCCGCAGCAGTCCCTTAAAGATTGGGGTGACCAGAAGTGGCGTACCAAGTCGGGGAAGCCTTCGTCAAAAACGGGGGAACGTTATCTACCAGAAGCTGCGATCAAAAGTCTCAGCCCTGCTGAGTATGCAGCTACGACCAAGGCAAAGCGTGCGGGTAAGGCGGCGGGTAAACAGTTTGTGGCACAGCCTAAGAGCATAGCTAAGAAGACAGCAGGGTATAGGTGATGGCTAAGAAATCCGGTAAAATGGGCAACGCGCAAGACAGACGCTAAAGGGATTTAAGTGAGTACTTCCGGCGTAGCAGACTTCGATCTTGATCTATCTGAACTGATAGAAGAGGCGTTTGAACGCGCTGGTTCGGAGCTTCGCACGGGCTACGATATGCGGACTGCACGGCGCAGCATGAACATTCTGTTCGCTGATTGGGCCAACCGTGGCATCAACATGTGGACAATTGAGCAGGGTTCGTTTGCTCTGACTCAGGGACTGAACACCTACGCGCTTCCACTGGACACGGTAGACCTGCTAGAGCATGTGATTCGTACCAACGCCAACAGCACATCCAACCAATCAGACCTGACGATCACCCGGATAAGCATCTCCACCTACGCCACGCTGCCAAACAAGCTACAGCAGGCACGGCCCATCCAAGTACTGATTCAGCGGAACTCAGGGCAGGTGTCGGACACAGTGCTTACCCTAAACGGAACTATCACAGCTACGGCCACCTCCATCACCCTTAGTTCGGTCATTGGGTTGGCTGCGGCGGGGTACATCAAGCTAGAAGATGAGGTAATCTATTACGGCTACATCGTTGGCAACGTGCTGACAGCTTGCTCTAGAGGTCAGGCAAACACCACCGCAGCAGCCCACACTACAGGCTTAGCAGTCTATGTGGCTAACCCCCCAGCAATCTCGGTATGGCCTACCCCAGATGGATCGCAGACCTATACTTTTGTGTACTGGCGGCTGAAGCGCAACCAAAACGCAGGCACAGGCGTAAACACCATGAGTGTTCCGTTCAGGTTTATCCCTTGCATAGCTGCTGGATTGGCGTATTACTTGGCTATGAAGCTCCCCGGTGGAATGGAGCGTTTACAGGTTTTAAAAGCCCAGTATGATGAGGCTTGGCAATTGGCAGCAGATGAGGATCGGGAGAAGGCTTCGGTACGGTTTGTACCTCGGCAAATGTTCCTCGGTTAATCATGGGAAATAGGTTCGCATCAGGTAAGAATGCGATAGCGGAGTGTGACCGCTGTGGGTTCCGGTACAAGCTAAAGTTGTTGAAGAAGGAGGTTGTGAAGACTAAGACCTACAACTTGCTAGTTTGCCCTACCTGCTGGACACCGGATCAGCCGCAGTTGCAATTGGGGATGTACCCTGTAGATGATCCGCAGGGGTTGCGTGATCCACGCAGAGATTTGAGCTACTACGCATCAGGGCTGCTGGTAGATGGTTATCAGGGTGAAGGTAGTCGGGTATTTCAGTGGGGCTGGAATCCTGTAGGTGGGGCTGGTTCTTTTACTAGCTTGCTGACGCCGAATTATTTGATATGTGTAGCAGAACTTGGTACAGTAACGGTATCCGTAACGTAGGAGAAAATCATGGCAGATAAGAAGGTTCCAGCTACCCAAGGTGGCAAACCCGGAAATTCCGGTGGTGGCAAGACCAATGAAGACATGCTGAAGCTGGGTCGCGGTCTGGCTAAGGTTGCTAACCAGAAGCGGAGCAAGTAATGGCTATCTACAAGCAACCTCAACCCAACAACCTGCCAACGGGTAACAACGGGTACAACACGACCAGCACTCCTACGCTAAAAGATGCAAATGCGTCGATTGGCAGCATCCGTACCAACGCCTACGCTACTACCAAGACCAGTGGGATTGAGACTCGCGGTAACGGTGCAGCTACCAAGGGCAGGATAGCACGGGGGCCGATGGCGTGAACTACTCGGAGCTTGTTACTGCTGTCTCCGATTACACGGAGAATACGTTCCCTACGGTGAACATGAATGTGTTTATTACACAGGCAGAAACACGCATCTACAACGCAGTACAGCTTCCATCGTTGCGTAAGAATGTATACGGGCAAGTAACAGCCAGCAACAAGTATCTTCAGTGTCCTACGGACTTTCTGTCTGTATTCTCATTGGCTATCATTACTGATGTAACTGGAGTTGATTTAGATACGGGAACATATGAGTTCTTGCTAAACAAGGATGTTAATTTCATCCGGCAAGCATACCCAACCCCCAATGATAAGGGCGTACCACGGTACTACGGATTGTTCGGCCCCCGTTCCGACAATGCAAACGAGTTGACGTTTATCCTCGGCCCTACCCCCCTTGCTTCATACTATACAGAGTTGCATTATTACTACTACCCAGAGTCCATCATCCAGCGACCTATCTTGACACTTGGCGCTATAACGGCGGGAACATCCTACACAACGGGGACATACAGTAATGTAAGTTTGACTGGAGGCTCTGGTTCTAATGCAGTAGCAACCATTGTTGTTTCTGGTGGGGGCGTTACCTCTGTAACAGTAACCAATGGTGGTACTGGTTTTGTTGTGGGTAACACAATGAGCGCCCTTGCAGCTAACATTGGTGGCACAGGATCGGGGTTCTCTATCCCCGTGACGGTGGTAGGCAATTCTACTGGGACAACTTGGCTAGGGGACAACTACGATCCTGTCCTGCTATACGGTACGCTGGTTGAGGCTTATACCTACATGAAGGGTGAGCAGGACATGGTTATGCTGTACAACACCAAGTTCGGTGAGGCTCTGATTCAGCTTAAACGTCTGGGTGATGGTCTGGAGCGTCAGGATGCCTACCGTAGTGGTCAGGTTAGGATTGCAGTAACATGAGTCTTTCCCAGACCCTAACCACTAGCTTCAAGCAGCAGTTGTTGCAAGGCGTCCATGACTTTGATACCGACACGTTCAAGGTGGCGCTGTACACGGCTAGTGCAGATCTTAATGA